TACAGTACCAAGTATGAGTTCAGTGAGTTTGCAGAAGATACTTTTGCTGACAGCGTTTGGCCAGCGGGTCATCCTGCCGCAGGGCAACCTATCACATTCCGTGACTATCAAGTAGAAATTATCAATAACTTTTTGCAGAATCCGCAGAGTGTTCAAGAAGTTGCTACAGGTGCTGGCAAAACAATTATGACTGCCGCATTGAGCAAGAGTGTAGAAGCATACGGCCGTTCGATTGTTATTGTGCCCAACAAAAGTCTAGTATCACAAACTGAAGATGACTATCGTAACCTAGGACTTGATGTAGGTGTGTACTTTGGCGATCGCAAAGAGTGGGGCAAAACGCATACCATCTGTACTTGGCAAAGTCTAAACATACTGTTAAAGAATACCAAGTCAGGGGAAACAGACTGTACCATTGGGGAATTTATTGAAGATGTTGTGTGTATTATTGTTGACGAAGTACACATGGCCAAAGCTGATGCTCTTAAGACATTATTAACAGGTGTAATGAGTCATATACCTATTCGTTGGGGATTAACAGGCACGATTCCCAAGGAAGACTATGCCGCAGTTAGTATCTATGTTAGCCTAGGGCATGTAGTAGGCAAGCTAAGTGCCGCAGAACTACAAGAAGCTGGTCACCTTGCTAACTGTCACGTAAACATTGTACAGTTAATTGATCACAGTGAATACAATAACTATCAAAGCGAGCTAAAGTATCTAGTTGAAAACGACGAACGTCTTGACTATATTAGTAATCTAGTTCGTAGTGTAAACGAAACAGGCAATACATTGGTGTTGGTGGATCGTGTTAATACAGGTAAAATGCTAGAGCAAAAATTAAAAGACCGTGCAGTATTCGTGTCGGGTGCAACCAAGGCAAAGGATCGGAAGGAAGAATATGATGAAGTGGCTGTTAGTGATGGGAAAATTATTGTGGCGACTTATGGTGTGGCCGCTGTGGGCATTAATATTCCTAGGATCTTTAATTTGGTTCTTGTGGAGCCCGGAAAGAGCTTTGTCCGCGTTATACAAAGTATTGGGCGAGGTATTAGGAAAGCAGAAGACAAAGACTTTGTCCAGATTTGGGACATCACGAGCACCTGCAAGTTCGCTAAACGCCACCTCACTAAACGCAAAGCGTTTTACAAGGAAGCGAATTACCCGTTTACTGTGGAGAAAGCAGATTGGAAATGAAAAAGAAATTGTTTAGTTGTGGCTGTAGTTTTATGGCCATTGATACAGAGAATCACGGCATTACAAGTTTTTTAGATTTGTATGCCAACGAAAAAGGATTTGATCACGTTAGTCTTGGGCGTAGTGGTGCTACAAACTTCTTGATACGTTTACAAATTGAAGAAGCTATTAGACGCAATGCTGACTTTATAGTAATAGGAACAACTACCAGCGATCGCATGGAGATACCTATTCCGGGCAAAGAAAATGACATACAATGGCCAGTTACAATCAAGGATATTGAATATCGTGGCTATCGCAGTACCAGCGAGCATAATGTAGACACACGTAATCCTAAGATTATCAGTGACAGTATCAACAACTGGACCACAGATTTCTACGACTTTGTACCACACGATAACTTCAAACGTAAAGAAATTACTCCTGAAGTAATTGATGCAATGAAGCACTATGTAGCATACTTGCACAGCTTTCAGCTGGATCAGATGAAAGACTATTTTATCATTGCCGAAGGCCTGCGTAAGCTGGTTGCACTAAAGAAAGAATTTGTGTTTATGGGCGGACCTATGTTCTACTGTGACTGGGCATTTGTTGGCGATAGACTGTGGACAAGGCCTCAGCCCTGGGACATGCCATATGGGTTACATGAACGTGCTATTAATCATAACCCACAACAAGCACACGACGATTTTGTAAAAGTATTACTAGATATGACACCGCATTGGAATTAAAAGAAAGAAAATATGAGAATATTAACATTAGACAACAAAAGTTATGAGATGAACGAAATACCCGATGAAGTAGAGGACCTGCGTTTTTGTGTGCTGGACAATAGCGACCCAAAAGACCCTGACTACTTTTACATTCCGTTGATCTTTTTAGAATCGTTTAACAGCCCGGCCTTGGTATTGAAGATTGGCCAGTGGACAGTTAAGATGCCAGTGGATTGGCAAATACTAATCGGTGAGCCGGACCTGGGCGACCTAGAAGTGGTGCCATTGACCAGCATTAACGACCGAGGATTTAGTGTGTTTACATTTAATCCATTGAGTAGTTTCAAGCCAGAATTTTATCCTGTGGAGATTGTAGACATCTATCAAGACGTCAAGTGGTATTTCCCCAAGCTCAAGCCTGGACAAATGCTAGCGGTCCCACTGGAAGAAGGTAAAGAAAAGCCTTTGTGTGCGTTCTTTGTCAAAGACATTAGCAGACAAAGCGAGGTAGTAGATTACGGTAAGGTGTGGTAACATGCAACAAGTATCTGAGTTTAACGTTGGCGGCGAAGTAGTTAAAGACAATGAAACTTATCTACTTAAAGACAACAAATATCTAAATAATCTAGTGCTAAGTAGTACAAAGCTATACCGCGGACAGCAAACACGTGGGCATAGACATGCGGGACAAGAAGAAGTTTATTTCTTTGTGCAAGGCTACGGCAAAATGATTGTAGGCAACGAAACAGACGAGCCATTTGATGTAGGTGCAGGAGACATTGTTCTTGTGCCTGATGGAGCATTTCATCGTGTAATTAATGATGGAGAAATGCACATGATCTTTAACTGTGTATTCCAAGGAGTAAGGAATCATTAAATGGGTAATCTCAAGCCCGGCGCCACATACATTTACGAAAAAGCCAATGGTGTAACTTATGCTAGAGAGGCAGGAGCTCACCCCGGCGACCGTTTTCCTATTGGATGGGATTACGATGTACAACAGCAGGATCGTTTGGCAAAACAAACACAACTTTGGCAAAGAATTTTGGAAGCCGCAAAAACCAATCCTGCTTTACAAGATGCCGTTGATCGTGTTATAATTATATACGAATTACAAAAAGGTGAAGAGCCCCCAGGATGGCATCCAGTATGACAGATAAACTACACATCAGTAATGAAATGCTTAAATTTGATCTCAAGGATCGAAACTTCTTTGACAACCTTGATGATGATGAAAAGAAAAAGTTTAGTCCTTTTCTAATGATCCGTTGGGGTGCGGCAGTAGAAGGATCTAGTGAGTTACAAAGTTATTATCTTGTTAGCTGTAATGAACGACTAAACAAGAACTTCTTTGACATCAGCACCAGTCAACATAAAAAACTACAGTGGCTATTGGCCACAACTGTAAGCCCGGGCATGGGTAAACAGTATCACAAGTGGCTTGCGGCCAAGAAAAAAGAAACAGCCAACAACAAAGCAGAAAAGTTTCTTGCTGAAATTTATCCAGCATTAAAGCCCGACGAAATTAAACTACTAGCACAAATAAATGATAAAGACGATCTTAAGCGCCTGGCAAGAGAACATGGATGGGATGACAAGCGTATCAAGTCCGACTTATAAATGTCGGTACTGCGACAAAGCGTTTCGTAAGGAATCGACCCTTACTGTACATCAGTGTGAGCCCAAGCGTCGTTGGCAACAGGAACGAGAAACAGGTGTGCAGTTGGGACTTAAAGCATACTTGCGTTTCTATGAATACAGCCAAGGATCGGCTAAGTTAAAAAGCTATGAGGATTTTGTAACCAGCCCTTACTACAATGCGTTTGTTAAGTTTGGTAGATACTGTCAAGACATACGCTGTATTAACTATCCTAGCTTTTTAGATTGGCTGTTAAAGAACAACAAAAAGTTAGACTACTGGTGCAAGGACAGTATGTACACCGAGTGGTTACCAGAATACTTAAAACGTGAAGCAATACAAGACGCATTAGAACGGGCACTAAAGGAAATGCAAGACTATGCAGACACGCACCCTGAGCTTAAAAACGGTTTTACAGATTACTTTCGCTACGGTAATAGTAATCGCATTTGCCATCATATTGCAACTGGCCGTATTAGTCCGTGGGTAGTGTACAACTGTGCATCAGGTGTAGAGTTTTTAGAAACACTAACCGAAGAGCAAGTGGGAATTATTTTACCTTGGATAGACCCAGACTATTGGCAACGTAAATTTAAAGATTATTTGGCCGATACCGAATGGGTCAAGGATATATTAGAAAAGGCAGGCCTATGAAGTGGCAAGATTGGTATTTGACTGCATTAATGATTATTGTTATAATTGCAATTGGGTTACTACCTATAGTTTTTCCCAGTGAATCATATTTTCAAGCATTACGTGGATGGAATTCTTAAAACAACACCTTGCCAAGGTTAAATGGTTTTGTACTTTATTGATGTTTTGTGGTGCAGTATCAACTAGCCTAGCATTACATCCGTGGATGAACTTTGTGTTTTTAACTGTAGGCAATGGTGCTTGGGCAGTTATACTGTTACGTATGCGTGAGTATGCGGCCGCAAGTGTTTTTATTGTAATGTCCACAACCTGGGCCGTAGGTTTAATTAACTATATAATTAAATGAAATTTAAATCAGACATTGACATAGACTTTGGTAATAGAGAGCAAGCATTGGCTTTGCTCAAACATACCCCTGCGGGCATTATCAGAGACGGCAATTTAATCAAACACAACACTGGTGTGTATGTAACCGACGTACCTGCTGACCCGTTTACTGGAGTTGCTAGCATAGACCATAAGGCCGCCGAGGATCGTGGCTATATGAAGTTGGATTTACTGAATGTTTCATTATATACCCAGATAAAGAATGAAGAACATTTGCAGTATTTGATGTCGCAAGAGCCACTGTGGGACTTGCTTAAAGAACGCGGAGTATGTGAACAAATGATTCACATAGGCAATCATTATGATACATTGATGAAAATGCCTGAACCAGTAGATAGTA